GGCGCCTGTTTTGGCGGCATCCATTACAAACTGACCAACTTTAAAACAGTGGCCTTTTGACACTTTAATGGCGGTGTCCGTATCACCTGCAAGCTCATACACGCCCGCGGTTTTAATGACACGCCCTAATCCGTTACTATCTTGTGCAACTAGGAACCCGGCAGGGAGCTCGTCTAATTGGTCAAGGTCGTCCTTCGCCAATGTCAAGCCGCTTGTCAAGGCTTCAACTATTGCAATCAACAGTATGGAAGTGTGGTTTTGATATTCGGTTTCTTTTTTAAATTGCATGACTTAGTCTTTTGTGTCAGTTACATTGAGCTTCACGGTAGGCAGGCCACCCCCGGATTCCGGTATGTCGCCGTTCATAATTTTGGTTAATTCCTCTTGGTTGAGCTCGGACGCCCGTGCCTCTTTCGGAATCATTACCCCGCTTGCTACATTTTCATCCACAATGCCCTGCGTGATTGTGTTAAATTCGTCCGTTAGTGTCTTCAACTGATCCTCAACCGAGGTGTCAGAATCGACGTCTAAGCGGTTTAACCATGTTGCAGGTAGTTTAACCTCATTCTTATCAAATTGAAGTTTAGCGGCAGCCTGTTTTTGGCTGAGGGTCTGATTTTCCACAACCCCTTCGATCAGCTTTTTCATGTCGCTGATTTGTTCCCCCTGCTTTGTGAGGAGTTCTTGTGCCCAAGCGGGCAAATCATCTTTGTTTGTTTTTGCAGGCGGCTCGTCGGGAGAGGTTTTTGCGGGTGGTGCGGGTTGCTTCGGTTTACCGTTTTCAAGGCTGTGCTTCCTTTCATAGTTTGAAATGGCACTGGCTCCGGCCTCGGTAGCCCGTCGGTCAGCTTCGGATTGGATGATATCCGAGATTGTAACCCCATCGGCGATGGTTTTAAGTCCTTCCTCGTCTAAATTATCCGCCGCTTTAGCGATACGCTTTTCAGCAATCCGTTCTAAAATTGCTTTGTCAACCCCTGCGTGGGCAGCTATTAACAATGCTAAAAGTTTTTCTTTCATAGTGGTTTCATTTCGGTAAAATGGAACCACCCGAAATTTTTGACACAAAAAAAGCCGGAGCGTTTATGCCCCGGCTGTCATGCGGTTGAAATATGTATTACCAATTATTATCGGCGTGTAATGCTTGGTTAAAATGCTTGTGGATCGATTCGGCGAGTTGTGTGTTGTTGTTTTTACTGTCGTCAATTAAGGCGCTCCATACTTTTTTATTACCCCCGCGGTCGCGCTTAAGGGCGGCCGGGTCTTCGTCGGGGATTATGCCGTAGGATGTATCAAGCCCCTCATGGGTGTAGCTGTAAAATTTTACTTTCAGGCGGTTGTCTTTGGTTTGGATAGAATACTTAAAAAAGATGTGCCCGTCGATGTACATATACCCAAATACGCGCGGAGCGGTAAATTTTAAACTACCGTTCCCGGTTAGTATATGATTCGCTTTGTCGTCGACCGCGATACTGTGCTGCTCATTGGCAAAGGTTTCGGCAACCCATAACCGGGCATGTTGATAGATGTCGTCGGCTGTCATGCCTTTGGCCTCGACGATAAACTCCTTTTCAATTGACGTTTGTGCATTGCAAAGGCTTGCAATCACTAAGAGGATAAAAAATACCGTGCTTTTCATGGTGTCTGAATTTTAATGTAAAGTTTATTAAAAAGAAACAACAATGTAAAGCACGGTGCATTCCCGATTATTAGAGCTTAACGCTTATTTGCAAAATTTTGCGGTGGTCGGTCGGCTGTCACCCCTTTCTCAAAGCGGCGCAGCGGCTTTCGGAGGACAAGCCATTCGCCATGTTTTTTCGGGTAGCCTTTTACCCTTTTTAACTTGTCATACGGTAAGCCAACAAGTTCGCATCCGTGGTTGAATGCCGTGCAGGCTTCCGACTTTTCCGGGTCAACAGTATTGATAAAATTGTACACATACATGGTTGTCGTTTTTAGTTATCGAATCAGACAGGGGCAAGGTGCCCCGGTGTCTATATTGAGTTTTTCATGTTTTCAAGGGCTTCAATGTTGTAGTTCATGAACAGTTCACAAATGTCCTTGATGTTTTCGGGGTCAACTGCGACGCCTGAAAATTCGCAAGATACACCGTCATAGTCCCTGACCACCCTGCCTTCTAGTTTTGCAGCCCCGTTGCGTAGTTTAGTGTCAAAATCATGCTCCGGCTCAAGATAGATGACCTTATTGCCTGCATAAATTGAATTGACCACTTTGTTGTTCACCTCCCAATTAGCCTTCCCGGAAATAAACAGAACGTATCCGAAATTACAATTGGGTTCGACGCGGATACTTGGCTCGATGAAATAGCCTTTATCCTCTAAGGACTTTAATACCTCGGTGTAAGCTTCACCGATTTTAAGCATGACAGGCAAAATGGCCTTCTGTGCTGTAATGCTGTGGCTGATTTTTAATGCGTTCATCACTCTAACTTTTAGGTTTAACTTATATTGTAAATATACGCATATATCTTTACAATACAAATTCCTGAGAGTTAAAGAATGTTATCGCCTGCTTAAACTTCGTGCGGGATGTCGACAATGCCCCCTTTGGCTTGTATCTCTTTGATTTGCTTCAATAAGCGGCGCTCCTCCTTGTTCTTAGGCTTGCGGGTGCCATTTGTTAACCCGATGATCATCCTATCGTAATCATCAAGTACGCGGTCGGGTATTTTAATCCTTTTTGACATAGTCGGCTTTGCTTAAAAAATCGTTGTATAATTGTTGGTCATGTATTGTCACTTCATCTTTAATTTGGCTTAGTACGAGCCGCGGGTGATCCCGGATATTTGTGTCCCATAAATAGAGCTCGTCAAAGGTGCGTTTCTTAACAAGCTCGGGCACCATCCGACTAATTTCGCGGTTTGTTTTCAGCACATAATCCTCCGGGACATAACGCCCTGTCCGGTCGCCGCGCTCTTTGGCAAGCTTAAGACTAAGGTCAGTGTCGAGGGTACAATAGTCCATGCGTACATAGCGTCCGGCCGCATGGAATTGGTCAACTTTTTCAGCGACGGATTCAAAGCTTTTATCGGCGACCCCGTCAAGTAAAAAATCGTCCCCTTTATCCAAAAGGGCTTGTGTGGTTTGCTTTAAAATAAAACTGGATTCTTCGTGAACAAAGTTGGCTGCTCTGCTATCCCCTAATTTAGTTAATTCTTGGTAATCAGGCAACTTTTGCTTTATTTCATCGCTATCGAGCTTTGTCACTTCTTTAGGGACAACCATGTGCCCGCTGTTAGCAAGGGTTGATTTCCCGTTAGCCGTGGCACCTCCAAGCATGTAGGCGTTATCTGTCTGCAAACTTTTGAGCTTCGTATAGTCTCCCTGAATTTTTTCATGTAGCTGTTGGCGGTCTGCTTTCAGGTATCCGTCTTTGTCGCGGTAGTGCATCAGGGATGAGCCATGTTTTTTAGCGGCTTCCGCTTGTATGGTTTCAATCCATTTGACCTTATCGCTAAAATCAACGATGCGTTGGTTCGGTTCAAAGCTTTTGCCTTTAGCCCGGAAATTATCCCGGAGCCAATACGGTTTATTTTTATAGCGGCTAAAGCGGTCGGCATTGTCATTGACATACTTTTGGAAGTTGGCCGGGATTTGCGTCACCGGGCGCTCAACAACCCGGTCGGTCTTGATCATGTGGGCAAAGTTTTTCCGGCTCATTAGTATCGGCGTTGCAAAGCAAATACAGCGCGGATGCCACCCTAAGAACTGAAAGCTTTTCGGGTAGTCGCCCGTGGCATAGTCGCAGATGTCCTCGCGCGGGTGCGAGAGGGATAGTTGTACCCTGTACCCGGTGACAAAATTAAGCTCCTTCCACCGGGTTAAGTCAGCTTGGCGATAGGCCATGTTCGTTTCGGTAGCGGTCAGGCGGAGCGCGTTTTGGTACGATGAGCGGTAGCGCCCGAGGCCGGGTTTATAGTCTTTAGCGGGTTGGCTTAACTTTAACTTTCCCGTGTCTTCATCCTTCAGGCGACGAAAACGTTTATCCGGGTTGCGGAGGTATTGCTTTACATCCCCGGCCATTTTTTGAGCGCTGCGGCCTGTGGCAACCCCTGACATCAGGAACATTTTAAGTTGGTTCCTGGTCTCCTTCGTGATGTTCCATACGCGCTTTGATAACGCATTGCGGTCGCGGCGTGTAATGCTCATCGCTTTCAGCGCGGCATGATTGCGCGCTAATACAGTCTGTTTGACTAATTGACTAACGGCAAGGTCTTCGAAAAACGCGGAGGTCAGAACGTTATTATTCACAAATGAACGGTCAATCCCTGCGGCGATCTGTTGGTCGATGTAGGTGTTTAAACGGGTGTTAAACCGGGATAATGCCCGGTCGAGCTTTTGTTGGACTTGCTTATTCCCGTACCATACGCCGCCGTTCTTAGGCTTTTTCCACTTTGCCAAAATAGGGGCGACCTCATTAGCAAGGTCGCTGAATGCCTTATTGATTGCAAAGCTTTGCAAGCGGATCGCATTTTGGTGGGCGTCTTCGAACGACTGTATGAGTTCTTGTAACCCCATTAGTTAAAGCTTTCTAACTGGCTGTCGTTATACAATTTCGATTCGGTTGCCTGCTCCTTTTGTAGCTGCTCAAATTCCTCATCCGCATTTTTGACATACGGGTGCAGTTCGGTGGCTGTTTTCTTTGACATGATGTTGCGGTCGACCGAATCGGCAAGGATGTCGATGTATTCTTTTAAGTTTTTCGGCAGCGGGTTTGTAAAGTTAACGACGACGTCCGTTGCTTCGAGGCTGCGGTATGACCCCCGGTTCATTATTTCCATCATCCCGTTTTTGACGACGGAGACACAGCGCTCAACGGTTACGTCGAAATTTTCACGGTCGTCTTTTGCTTTCACAATGGATGAAAAGAACATGACCTCAAGCGACGCCCCGGCAATATTACCGACCCCTTGCATCGCCTCTAGTGAAATATCCGGCGCGTCGGCGTGGATACTACGCCACAAAATTTCTAATTCAAGTTTCACACTTTCCGGCAATTGGTCATGGGTGAGGTATTTAGCGTCGCCGTATACGATACCGCCGCGGGGGTCTTCTTCTGCATTAAATTGCAACACTTTCCCAACTTGCCCTTTCTCCGGCAGTTCGACCTCGCCCTTTGTGATCAGTACCGGGTCGCCTGTGTAATCGTTTTGGTCGCCGAGCTTCGACGTTCGTACTTCGTACCCGTCAATTAAAGGTGCTACCTCGTCCCAATCGGGCTTGTCCTGTTCTTGGTACACTACCGGGATGACGCTGAAATTATGAGGAGCCACCTCCGGGGTCTCTGACCAGTCACCCTCTTTGTAAATATAGCGGAACCGATGCGTCGAGGTGTAAATATCAAACACCTCCATTAGTTTGTCCTCGGCTTCTATAAATTCCTGATGCAAATACAAAAAGGCGTCCATATCTCCGGTTTCGTCATAATGGGGGGTGAAAGTGCCTTTTTTAAGGTCGAGCAATTGGCAGCGGATGATGTTTTTCGATGCGTATTCAAAGCCTAAGAACTTTTTCACATCGACTTTAACCGCATAGAATAATAAAGCGGCTTTCGTTTCAATTTTGACTGTCCGGGCAAAGCGTTTTAACATGGATTGCATCCGTAATTTTCGCGTCCATAAACGCACAAAGTCAGCAACCGAGGTGTCGGCTTTACTGTCTTTATCCCCGGTGTCGACCACCATGTCACCGCCAAAGAGCATCACTGCGGCAAAGCGGACAATTTTTTTAGGGAATGGGAATCGGTATTTACACGCGCGGACGGTTTTTTGGGTGCCCTCGTCTTCATCGCCTATGGTTTTGTCTTTCTGAATCAGGTCGAGCGAGGTTGGGCGTCGTGACCGTTCCCCGTCGTATTCCTTGCGGTATTCGGCAGGCTT